CATAAGGGTGAGTTATGAACGCCACACCTTATTGAATATGGTGATAAAATGACAGGTTTTGAATTTTATTGTGAGAGTCGCTATGGAGAAGAAGTTTAAAAAGGTTGAATTACCTGAGTTTATTAGGTTATCACATTATAGAATAACCTTAGAGCAGATACCAAGCGAAATATCAGAAGAATGTGCAGAGCAACAAGGCTCGTTTCATTCTCGTACTATGCGGATATACTTAGATCAAGATATTATAGCACAAGGTGGCTCAATAGCTGTAGACCTTGTAAAACACGAATTATTACACGCTATCTACTATGTAAGACAACTAGAGGGCAAGGGTGAAGAAGATGTTGTCAATAGTATGGCGACACACTACACGGAAATAGAAAAAAATAACCCTGATTATGTCAGGTGGAAATTACAAAACTTAAATGCAAATTGAAAATATACAAAGATATATAGGTGCTGATGTTAGTAAAGATCGTGTAAAAGATGATTTTTATGCAACACCTCAATATGCAGTTCAGGCTTTATTACAACAAGAAACATTTGATGGAAATATATGGGAATGTGCTTGTGGTGATGGTGCAATAAGTGAAATATTAAAAAAAAATAATTATGATGTATATTCAAGCGATTTGATTGATCGTGGGTATGGAGAAACAGGAATAGATTTTTTACTTACTAATAGAAAAGCAGACAATATAATTACCAACCCACCATTCAAACTTGCTAATGAATTTACTTTAAAAGCCTTTGATATAACTAAAAACAAAATAGCGATGTTTCATAAACTTAGTTATTTAGAAGGTGCAAAAAGACAAGAACAAATATTTAACAAAAAATACTTAAAAAATGTTTATGTATTTAGTAAAAGAGTTACTTTTGAAAAACATTTAGGTAAAAAGGGAAGTGGAATGTTGGCTTTTGCTTGGTTTGTATATGATATGCAATATCAAGGATTACCAACACTAAATTGGATTTAATACTGCATTAGCAGGTACTCAAACAAAAGAGGGTAAAATGGGAAGAAAAACAAAATTACAAGATGACATTCAAAAAAGATTGTTAAGTGCTATAGAGAAAGGTCTATCTATAATAGATTCTTGTGAATACGCAGGAATATCAGAGAAAACCTATTATAATTGGCTAAATAAAGATATTGAAACTATTAAAGACGCAGCAGAACAAAAAAAATTTATACAGTTTTTACAGAATATAAAAAAGGCTCAATCAGAATGTCAAATGTATTGTTTAGATTTCATAATGAAAGATAAGTCTTGGCAGTCTAAGGCTTGGTTATTAGAGAGAAGATTCCCTGATAGATGGGCTAAAAAAGATATGACAATCAATGAAAATAATGAAAAGGTTATAAACTTCACATATGGCTAAATATAGAGGTAGAACAGTTAAACTAAACAAACCTAGTCGTGGTGATGTGAAGAAATTTAAAGTATTCGTAAAAGATAGATCATCAGGTAAGGTTAAAAAGGTAAACTTTGGCTCAAAGGAAATGAGTATCAAAAAGAACATTCCTGCTCGAAAAAGATCATTTGACGCTAGAATGGGTGGTGTGCTAAAAAGAGTTAAAGGACAGAAAAATTTAAGTGCGGCTTACTGGAGTTTACAGGCTTGGAAAAAAGGCTTTAAAGTATGAATGACGAATTAAATAAATTCTTAAATCAATCAATAAACAGTTTAAAACCTACTGAGGAAAAAGAATATATATTTAATAGTAATTACGCAGGTCGCAAAGTTAATATAAAAATAAAAATAAATGCCGTTAACCAGTCCACAGAAACAGGTAACACAGTCCAAAGCAAGAAATAGAGTTTTAATTACAGGGCGTAGATTTGGTAAAACTTTTATTGCTATTGGTGAACTCTTAAACTTTGCCTGTAAGAAGCCCAAACAAAAGGTATGGTATGTAGCGCCAACCTATCGACAGGCTAAACAGATTTGCTGGGCTAAATTAAAAGAAGTAGCTATAGACAACGATTTAGTTAGCTACATAAATGAAACAGATTTAACACTAAGATTACACAATAATTCTGAAATATCTTTACGAGGCTCAGACCGATCATATGACCAGCTAAGAGGTGTAGGATTAAACTTTCTAGTACTAGATGAGTTTGCTGACATACCAAGTGAAGCATATTACTCAGTGTTAAGAGCTACATTGTCTGACACTAAAGGTGATTTCTTTGCCTGTGGTACACCTAGAGGTTATGGTAATTGGGCTTATGACCTTTATATGAAAGGTAAGGAAGATAAAGATTGGGAGTCTTGGCAATTTACCACCTTACAAGGAGAGCAAGTAGACTCAGACGAAATAGAAGCAGCAAAAGCTGACCTAGATGAGAGAACATTTAGACAAGAATACGAAGCCACCTTTGAGACTTATGCAGGTGCTATTTATTACAATTTTGATAGAGAGCAAAATGTTAAGACTGTAAAGGATAACAACACAACCTTGCATATAGGAATGGATTTTAACATTGATCCTATGAGTGCGGCTGTATTCCAATTAGAAAACAATATTATTAATTTAATTGATGAAATAGTAATCTATTCATCTAATACAGAAGAATTAGTTAAGGAAATACAAACTCGATACCCTGAACGACAGATCATTGTATATCCTGATCCTGCCTGTAGACAACGCAAGACCTCAGCAGGTGGTAGAACTGATTTAACGATATTACAGAACGCAGGACTAACTGTAAGAGTTAAGAACGCACACCCTCAGATAAGAGACAGAATCAACGCTGTTAATTCGAGGCTAAAGAATACAAACGAGCAAAGAATGATGTTTATAAACCCCAAATGTAAGAACATTATTAGAGGCTTGGAAAGACACCTTTATAAAGAGGGAACTACGCAACCTGATAAGGATAGCGGTTTTGATCATATGAACGATGCCATCGGTTATGCGGTAGATTATCTGTTCCCTATAAGGAAAAATTATAACAAAGAATTACCTACAAGATGGAGTGTTAAATAATGTACATAATGACCGAAAATATGGAGTCGTTAATCCGAGACAAAGAGTTCTTAGAAAACCGACACGATAACTATGACCTAATGATTCCTAGATGGAACTTTTATTTAAGATCATACTTAGGCGGAGAAGAATATCGTGCAGGTGGCTTCTTACACGAATACGCATTAGAATTAGATTTAGAATATCAAAACAGAATTAATTATACGCCAATAGACAATCATTGTCGTAACATCATAAGTATCTATTCAAGTTTTTTATTTAGAGTACCACCAACAAGAGATTATGGCGTACTTGCAAACGAGCCTAGCTTACAATCATTTATTGCTGACGCTGACTTAGACGGACAAAACTTTAATGCGTTTATGAAGAACGCACAGACTTACGCAGGTGTTTATGGCAATGTGTGGATATTTGTTGATAAACCTGAAAGCAATGCACAGACTAGAGCAGAAGAATTAGGTCAGGATATAAGACCTTATTTAACTATGGTTACACCTGATAATGTTATGGATTGGCATTATATGAGAGCCGCAAGTGGTCGTTATGTGTTGGATTATTTAAAGGTTAGAGAAGAAGTAACTTCAGATGGATCATATTTTAGAATATGGACTCCGCAAGATATATCTTATGTGTTTGTACCTGAGAGGGGTAAAGTAAAAGTTATTGAAGTAAAACCTAACCAATTAGGCACTATACCTGCTATTTGTTTGTATAATAAAAGATCGCCAAGACAAGGTGTTGGTATCAGTGATTTGACAGATGTGGCATTATTGCAACAGTCTATTTACAACGAGTTATCAGAGATGGAACAGTTGATAAGATTATCTAACCACCCTAGCTTAGTTAAAACACAAGGTGTTGAGGCTTCTGCTGGTGCAGGTGCAATCGTATCTATGCCTGATGATTTAGACAGTGGCTTAAAACCTTATTTATTACAACCAAGTGGTTCTAACCTAAGTGAGATCAGATCGTCTATTGAACAGAAAATAGAAATGATAGATAGAGCAACACATATGTCAGGGGTTAGACAAACTAAAACCCAAGTACAGTCAGGGATTGCATTACAGACTGAGTTTGAAAACCTTAACTCAACATTAAGTGAGAAAGCAGACTTATTGGAAAACGCAGAAGAGCATATATGGTCTTTATGGGCTATGTGGCAAGGCAAAGCATTTGATGGTGAAATAGACTACCCTGATAGCTTTAATCTAAGAGATTATGCTTCTGATCTACAATACTTACAACAAGCGAAAGCAAGTGGTGTCAGATCAAGCACATTCCAAAAAGAGATTGATAAACAAATTGTTGATGCAGTTATTGATGATGACGCTGTTATTAGTTCTATTAATGATGAGATTGAAGCACAAACTGAAGTCGGAGTATTTGAAACAGCACAAACTCAAGCCGAAGTAGCTGAAGAAGATGCCGAGTAAAATAGATTTATCGGAAGATAGCAAAGTAAGTTTACCTGCTAAAAATCTTTTATTTATATTAGCCGCAGTTGCAATAGGTACATTTAGTTATTTTAATTTACTTGAACGATTAACCTTAGTTGAAACAGAATTACAATTAATATCTAAAGATCTAGACAAAGCTAATGAGTTCATAGACGGAGTGCCAAAAGGCAATATGGTCAGTCCACAAATAAACGAACTTTATATGTTAGTAGAATTTCTTGCTACCAATCAAGAAAAGTTAAAAGGTAATGTTGAGGCAGATATGCCACAAATACAAAAGGTAGATATGCAAGTTCAATTCTTAGAAGAACGCATAATAGACTTAGAAACTTTAGTTGATAAACTAAGAAACAATGGTACGCACTAATGATTGAAATGGTATTTGTATTGTCAATGTATATCATTGAGGGTGATAACAAGAGATTAGATGGTTGGTATCACCAACCTAGTTTGTCAGTATGTTTAGAGGGTAAGAGAGTTGCAGAAAGAACAGCTGGAAATCAAGTTAAGTACACTTGCACTTTAGAAAAAGGTTTGATGGTAACAGATGATACAGGAGTAAGACATTTAGATAAAATTATTGGGGAGTAAATTATGCAATGTAGAAACTGCGAACACGAATGTCATTGTGGAAATAATGGTGTCTGTGTAACTTGTAAATGTGCTAACTGCGAACACAATGCGTTAGATGAATTTTGGAAGAATTTAAAAGAAGAAGATAATGGATAAAATAGAAGAACTTGCACAGCTACGAGAAAACCTTGTTGATGATATTGAGTTATTACATACGCAAAGGTTAAACATAGCTTTAGAAAATCTTGAAAGAGAAGTTGTAAAGGTAGCAAGTGAATTACCTATAAGACAAGGTAAACTATTTGAAGCTAGATTAGCAGTAGAGATTAGACCTAAATTAAAAGCAATAATTGATAAACACTACACATTATGGGCTGATGGTACAGTAAGAGAATACGATAGAGTGGCAAAGCGTATTGTAGAGAATATGAAAGTACTACCGATACCTGCTAAGTTTAAAACATTAACTGAATTAGATATTGAGACTATAACTAACTTAAAGCGTGTTAAATTTAATGGTTTTTTAAACATTGGCGCAGAAACAGTGAACGCATTAGCTGATGAAGTTTATTCCTCGACAATAACAGGCAAATCACTTAATGATACTGTTAAGACATTACAGCAAAGAATTAATGGCGTATATATTAAAGCTGATGTTAATGAGATTAATGAATTAGTAGAGTTTGTCGCCTCTACAACTGATGAAGTTGCCAAAGCAAAAGCGATAGAACGATTACACACATTTTATGGTGCAGATCGTGTTGGAAATAATATGAGAAGATACGCAAAGCAATTAGCACACGACAGTTTAATGGAATTTGATGGTCAGTTTACCAAAGCGAAAGCTACGGAAGCAGGTTTAAATCATTATTTATATTATGGAGATATAATTGGTGATAGTAGAGATTTTTGTGTAAGAAATAGAGGAAAAATATTTTCTGACGAAGAAGCTATAAATAAGTGGAGTTCAGAGATTTGGAAAGGTAAGTCAACGACTGATCCTTTCACAAGTAGAGGTGGATATAATTGCCGCCACCATTTTCAACCTACCGATCCAAGTTGGTATGATGCAGATGGAAATCTAATATTAGATCAAGAGATTGGAACAGCATCAAAGGTTAAAACGCAAACTGATATTGTAAAACAAAATAAATCGTCATTAGCAAAACCATTAAAATTTGATGATATTACTAATGTTTCAAATAAAGTAGCACAAGCAAATCTTGCGACTAGAATTTTAGAAAATGCTAAAGACAAAAGGTATCCAAAATATTCAAATGGTGTAGCAAGATCAAGATTCGGTAAACCTGAAAAGATTGGAACTGTTGATTTAAAAGGACTTACTGACAGCAAAGCCACTCAAGTAATGGTAATAATGGACGAACTAGACGAATTATCAAAAAAATACGATATTCCAAAGCTAAGAGGTG